GATAGTCTGGGAAATGGGATTGTTTTTGAGGATACTGGTACTTGCTTTTTTACTTATTTCTTTGGTGCTTTTCAGATTGGTGGTAATTTGGGAGAGGGATTTTGGATAGATGCTGATACTTATGTTACTAAGAAACTACATGTTGATGGTAATATCACAGCATCTAATATTTCAGATAGTTCATGGAAAACGCCATCTCTTGAGTCTGGAATCCAAAAAACAAGTTTAGGACCAGCCATTCAATATCGTAAGTTGAATAACGTTGTATACATAAAAGGTGCTATTGGAATAACCAGTAAAGAATCTGGTTCAAGTACATTAGTTTTCACATTACCAGAAGGATATAGACCTCATGGACAACTTTATTTTCTATCAGCAGGAACAGGTAGAACACTAAGTCGATGGTATGTAACTACGAATGGCGGAGTATATCATGAGTGGCATGTAAAGTTATCGGATGGTAGTTATGTAACAGATGAAATTAAATGGATATCCATAGATATAAGTTATCCCGTATAACGTGAAAGGAGAAAAAGTGAAACTAACAACAAAAAATATTTTAGATATTTGTAAAGCATTAAATGATTTGAGATTCAACTGTCGATTGGAATATAAACATGCAAGACAATTGAATGATATCAAAAAAAATTTTAATGATAGAGCAGAAGTTATTATGGATTTGGAGAAAAAGTTAATAGAGGATTACAAAGGTACGATAGGCAAGAATGGTAATATTACATTTGAGTCTAGTGATGTAGCAAAGAACTTCCTCCAAGATAGAGAAAAACTCTATTTAGAAGAAGATGAAGTTGATGTAGTACCAATTAATCTTTCCAGATACAGAAATAATGCTGAAATTAATTTTGAATATGTCGAAGCAATAGATTATGTTGTTACTTTCGACGAAACAGAATCAAACGAAAACAAGGAGGACATTCAAAATGAGTAAATTAACAGAATATGCTGCTGAGTCACGTTTCAGTAGTGGAGACATTTTAATCAAAGATGGAACAGGAGGAACTAAAAAGATTACAGCAGCTGATGCCGCTAGAGAATTTGCTGGTCTTGTTTCAAGTAATAATCATCGCATGGTTTGGGGAGGTAAAAAAATTGGTACCGCTGTTACAACAGAACAAGCAACTGCTATTAAAAATGGTACATTCGACGATTTATTCGTTGGTGACTACTGGACCATTAACAGTATAAATTGGAGAATTTGGGACATGGATTATTTCTTAAATTGTGGAGATACTTCGTTCTCATCTCACCATTTAGTAATTGTTCCTGATTCAGTGTTGTATAGTGCAAAAATGAATGATACAAATACTACAGAAGGTGGATATGTAGGTTCAAAAATGTATACAGAAAATCTTGAACAAGCAAAAAATACTATCAAATCAGCATTTGGGGATATGGTACTTACACATAGAGATTATCTTACGAATGCTGTTACAGATGGACATGCAAGTGCAGGAGCTTGGTTTGATAGTACGGTAGAGCTTATGAATGAGATTATGGTATATGGTACGCATGTACATACTCCAGCTAATAATGGAGTAGTAATTCCAACGAATTATACTACTGGAAAACAACAGTTCGCAGCAGCTATGCTAAATCCAAGTATTGTAAATAAACGAAGCACGTTTTGGCTTAGAGATGTAGTGTCGGCTTCTGGTTTCGCTTATGTGGGCGGCTATGGCACTGCGATCTGCACCGGCGCTACGTACTCTCTTGGGGTTCGTCCGTACTTCGTTATTGGTTAACAGAATAGAGGGGTCTTGTACCCCGATATCTAAAAAGAAAAAAATAAGGAGATTTCAAAATGGAAGAAAAAACATATAAAATCACACTTTCTGATGGAACAACAATTGAAGATTTAAAACTAAATGGTAATAATTTTATTTCAGAAAAACCAATTGAGACATCATTATTTGAGTCTAATTGTTCACCAGTTACAATTAGTAGTGATGAAATTGAAGATATTCATACTCATATGGAGCTTGTTCAGATTACTGAAATGAATGGTGAGTATTGGTTTGTTCTTCGAGATTTATCAAAAGAGGAACTGGATAAAATGAAAATACAGTCAGACATTGAATATGTAGCAATGATGGCTGGAATCGAACTTTAAGAAGAGAGGAGAATCACCATGGAGCATAGTGAAAATTACTATAAAGTAAAACGTTGGTATGATCTTGAAATGTGGAATGAAAATCGTGTTCGAAATGCTGTTAAAATGAACTGGATTAATGAAAAAGAATTTGAAGAAATCACAGGTAAGACTTACTAATGAGTGTTATTGTTGCCGATAGAACGAAATCTAAATTAGAGGTTATAGTTTATTCTGAAGAACTACATGATATGCTTATTGAGTTATTAAATAGAAATTTTGGAATAAAGGACTTGGACCATTTTGTTCGTGTTAGATATGCTTATGGAAAAGATGATGTTGAAGATTTCGTAAAGTATCGTTATCTTATGAATACTTTAAAAACTCAAATTGACAAAACAGCATCTTTACTAACAAATAATTTAAGAGCAGCTAATTCGATTTATCCAACATCTATGCATGAGTATGACCAAAGAAGAGAATTTCAAAATATCGGTATTGCTAATTGTAATCAACTAATTAATCAGTTACAACGTGCCATTAAAATCTTTGAAGTAGATATCAATATTTATGGCAAATATATTAACGCTATCGATCGAGAAATCGATTTGATAAAGAAATGGCGTCAACGAGATAATAAAATAAAATCGCGTCTAAAGGGTAACATCTAATCAGTGCTGTCGGCTTCTAATTTCGCTTATGTGAACAACAATGGCACTGCGAACTACAACAACGCTACGAACTCTAATGGGGTTCGTCCGGATTCTCTGATTAACCAACAGAGAAGGAGATGTTATCCATTCCACCAATGGATAAATGACAAAGCCGAACGCAATTTACTAAGGTAATTATTGCTATCACGGTGAATAACTATATTATATGACGTATGAGGAGATTCTCTGCGACGCCAACAACTTGTATAAGGCTTATGAAGCTTCAATTAAAGGTAGCAAATGGAAAGAATCTGTACAAAAGTTTATGCTGAATTTTCTTCGGTATATTTTTCAAATTCAAGAAGACTTATTAAATAGAACTCTTGAAAATGGTCCTACAGGTGAATTTGAATTGCATGAAAGAGGTAGAATTAGACCTATTACAAGTATTTCTATTAGTGATCGTATTATCCGTCACGTTTTATGTGATGAAATATTACTTCCAAAAGTAAAAACAAAAATTATTTACGACAATTGTGCATCTATCAAAGGTCGTGGAATTTCAATGCAGAGAAAAAGATTTGAAGTACATTTGAGAAAGTATTACAAACAATATGGAAGTGACGGATATATTCTATTCGGAGATTTTACAAAGTTTTATGACAATATTATTCACGAAATCGCAAAACGAGAATTGTTAAAAATATTCGACGATGACGAATTTATTGATTGGATACTAACTGTTATATTTGATGGATTCAAAATAGATGTATCTTATATGTCTGATGAAGAATATTCTACTTGTCTATCTGACGCTTTTAATAAATTAGAATATCGAAAAATACCAAAAGAAAAATTGACTGGTCAAAAATTTATGGAAAAATCTGTAAACATAGGAGACCAACTATCACAAGTTATTGGTATTTACTATCCATATAGGATTGATAATTACGTTAAATATGTTAGAAGTCAAAAATTTTACGGAAGATATATGGATGATTGGTATATTATGAATCCGTCAAAGGAGGTATTGTTAGATATTTTTGAGAACATAAAGCAAATTACTTCTGAATTAGGAATACATATCAACGAAAAGAAAACTAAAATCGTCAAGATAAATAGTACTTATAAATTCTTACAAATAAAGTACACACTTACTAATTCAGGAAAAATAATCAAAAGAATTAATCCTACTAGAATAACTACAATGCGTAGAAAGTTAAAGAAACTTGCTGTTAAGGTGGAAAATGGCGAGAGTCTATACGAAAACGTTGAAAATATGTTTAAAGGTTGGATGGGCGAATTTTATAAATTAATGTCCAAACAGCAAAGAAAAAACTTATTAATACTTTACGAAGAGTTATTTAATAAGAAAATAACAATTGTCAATAAAAAGATGATTATATCAGATAATCTTTAAATTGCAAAAATGATAGATTTAACAGGGGGCGATATAATGGATCCATTGATTCAAATATTAATTACTGTAATTAGCTCAGTTCTCGCATCTTCTGGTTTATGGACCTATTTAACAAGACGGCTTGATAAGCAAGATGTAAAAACAAAAATGTTAATTGGTCTTGGTCACGACCGTGTCATATATTTAGGAATGACATATATCGAAAGAGGGTGGATTACACAAGATGAATATGAAAATTTACATGATTATTTGTATGTGCCTTATGCAGAAATGGGTGGAAACGGTTCAGCAAAAAAAGTTATGGATGCCGTTGAACAATTAGATATTCGCAAATCGAATTATTTAGAATAGGAGTGATAAAATATGAATATGAGTAACAAAATGTATGATATTCTTAAATGGATTGCATTGTATTTACTTCCTGGTATTGGAACTTTATATTTTGCATTATCTGGAATTTGGAATCTTCCATATGGAGAACAAGTAGTTGGTACAATTACAGCTATTGATACATTTATCGGTTTATTAATCGGAATTAGTAGTTCTTCATATAAGGAAGAATCCAGTAAATAATCCGTACACAGGTTACGGTTGAATCCAGTATTATACTTTCAAAATTAAAAATTGGAGGTATGATTGTGGATAAAAAGAATAAGGTGCCTCTTTGGGAGAAAAGTAATTTAACTCTTGAAGAGGCTGCTGCATATAGTGGCATTGGAATTAATAAATTACGTACAATTTCTGACAAGGAAGATTGTGAATTTGTACTGTGGGTTGGTAATAAACGTTTATTGAAAAGAAAACGGCTAGACGAATATCTTGATAACTTATATTCAATTTAAAAAATAGTTGTAGAAGTGGTGTCAATATGATATCCTATAAATAGGATTATCTATATTGCTTCTACCAAATTTGAAAGGAGAAAAATATGGCAACGAAGCGTAAAGATAAAAACCGTGTTGTGTTAAGAACTGGAGAAGGTTATCGAGATAATGATGGACGATATTTTTATCGTTGGACAGATTCATTAGGAAAACGACATTCGGTATATGCGAAAACTTTGGATAAACTTCGAACAAAAGAAAAAGCTATTTTTAAAGATATTTCGGATGGAATAAAGATAGAAGCGTCAACCATTACGCTAAATCAAATTTATGAATTATGGAAAGAGATTAAGCGTGGAATAAAAAATAGTTCATTTCAACATTATAGTTATTTATATGATAGATTTGTAGCTGTAAATTTTGGAAAGAAGAAAATTACATTTATAAAAAAATCAGATGTAAAAAAATTCTACAATTCGTTAGTTGATGAAAGAGGACTTTCCTTATCCACTATTTATAATATACATACAGTAGTTCATCAGCTTTTTAATATGGCAGTTGATGATAATTATATTCGTTCAAATCCATCTGATAATACTCTTCGTGAATTAAAAAGGTCTCGAGAGTTTGTTAAAGAAAAAAAGTTAGCTTTAACATCTAAACAAGAAGAAATATTTCTTACTTATTTAAAGAATAATCGTACATATCAACATTGGTATCCTATATTTGCTGTGATGATTGGTTCTGGACTTCGTGTTGCAGAAGTTACTGGCTTGAGATGGAAGGATATAGATTTAGAGAGTGGAACTATAGATGTTAACCATGCTCTAGTGTATTATGACCATCATATTGTAAAACCTGGAGAAAAGAAAGGAAGTTATTTCAGAATTAATACTACTAAAACTTCTGCAAGTAATCGTACTATTCCAATGTTAGATTTTGTTAAGGAGGCTTTTGAGATTGAAAAACGAAATCAACAAGAATCAAAAATTAAATGTCTTGTTACTGTCGATGGATATACAGATTTTATATTTGTGAATACTGTCGGAAATGTTCAACATCATATAGCTCTTAACAGAGTAATTCGTAATATTATTCGTAACTGTAATATGAATATTATAGACTCTAATATAGTAGATAAAGATTCAATGTTACTTCCGCATTTTAGTTGTCATTCGCTTAGACACACATTCGCAACAAGGATGTGTGAAAAAGGTGTTAATATTAAAGTGATTCAAGATGTAATGGGTCATACGGATATTGGTACAACTATGAATATTTATACGGACGCTACTAATGATATGAAGAAACAAGAGTTCATGCTTCTTAATGAGCAGTATATAAAAGCTGACACCAAAACTGACACCAATTTAAACAGTATAGATAAATATTTATGA